GCGCTTCTGCTTACGAGCAATTTCCTTGTTGGCTTCAACGCCAGAATTCCAAAGAACTGTGTTGTACTCAGAAACAGGGTCAGTTTTGCCAAGAGTTGTGAGAGAATTCTCAATATACCAACCACCTGGACCTTGGAATCCGTGAGACCAGATTTGAACCCAAGGAAGACCATCTTCACCGTCGACGGCTGGAGTGTCAAGGAAACGAATTACTGCGTATCCATTGCCAGCGGCATCAACTTCTGGTTGCCAAAAACGATCATCAACGTTCTTGCCACCACCATTACCTGCTGAAGATTGCTCAACTGCCTTCTTCAACTTATCAAGAGATGAACTCTTGTTCTTAAGACTTGATAGACTCATTTGTATTCTCCGTATAGCGTTGTATTAAATGTATATCGACTTGTCCACTTTTTCATCATCACAATACCATTATATAGTATTTCAGTCGCAAAGTAAAGTTTCTTTTGTCAAGATCTTGTACTTGTCGACATTCACTGCAAGAAAGGCTCCATATTTGCGAATCTTTCTTGACACTTTGGGATAGATGATATCATCGCTGATCTTCTTGTCCCAAATTCGAATAAAATCGAAGATGTTATTGAGAATAACCATAGTCTCAATTGTAACATCTTTTTGGAGAAACGCCACTAACAGTTTTGGAAACTGCCCATCTTCGACTTTAAATAAATCATTAAACGTTTCTTTTGTCGCAATCTTTTGTAGATCCTCGACATAAATTTTGCTCATCGAATCCGTGGTTCGTTTCCAGTCTTTGTAAGTTTCTTCAGCCTCGTCTTCAAGCAAACTTTTGGTCCAATTATCGTCACTGTGTACAAAATTAGCAACCAGAAATGGAACCATCTCATCGTCGCGATACTTGCGCGCAAGACGGTGGAATAGAAATTTGTCACGGCGTTTCTGAAATGCATCTATTGAGACTCGAGTCTTGCCATCATAGTGAAAGAAGTTATAACTCTCTGACGTGAAATGTAACTTGATGGCTTGATAAGTGCAATACAGATCGTAACCGTTCATAACGGAAGTCTGCCACCTCTTGGGAGAAATCTCAATTCCATTGCTTCGCCTTCAATGATACTTTTCAATGAATCATTGATCAGACTTGCAGCCATTTCAATTTCAAGATTGTTTCGTTCACAGTAAGTTGTAACTGCGTCCATATGATCAATCTTTTCTACAATTGCCATTTGCATAATCATCATAGAAAAATTATTCTTTTCTTCGCGAGTTGCCATTTTACTTGATCTCATAAGCATTCAAGGAATTGTTTAGTTGCTGAGTCACACGAACAAACGTTGTACGTTTACTCAACTCTTTCAATTCACTTGCTCCAACATAAGTACATGCCGAACGCAGACCACCAAGAATGTCTTGTAATGTTCTGCTCACATCACCACGATATGGAATCTCAACTGTCTTACCTTCACTGGCTCGATAGTTTGCCACACCACCATTATGTAGATCCATGGCGGTTTCTGAACTCATGCCATAGAATTGATTTCCACCAATCGCAGAAGCACCACCTTCTTTATGTCCAGCCAACATTCCACCAAGCATCACAAAATCGGCTCCCGCAGCAAATGCTTTCACAACGTCTCCAGGAACGGAACACCCTCCATCCGCTATGATATGACCCTGTAGACCATGAGCCGCATCCGCGCACTCTATAACTGCACTCAACTGCGGGTAGCCGATGCCTGTCATCTTGCGAGTAGTGCAGACTGAACCAGGACCAATACCAACTTTCACCACGTCAACACCTGCGAGAATCAATTCCTCAGTCATCTCTGGTGTTACAACATTACCTGCCATCAAAACGATATTTGGATATTTGTCACGAAATCGTTTAATAAAATCTACGAAACTTTGTGTGTATCCATTCGCAACGTCAATGCAAACTCTCATGTATGGATTCTGCGCAACGCTGTATACAAACTGAAACTTCTGTAAGTCTGTATCTGAAATACCTAAAGAATATATGCTGCTGCTCAATTTTTGCTTGAAGTGTTCGCCCAATATATTATTATCATAATGCTTTGTCACAGCAACAAGACAATCATGTCTGCTGAATTCTGCATCCATCTCAAAAGTACCAACACCATCCATGTTTGCAGCAATGATTGGTACACCAGACCAACTATTACCACTACGAAATGTAAATTCTCGTTTAAGTCTTACTTGGCTTCTTGACGAGAGAGTCGATCGTTTAGGTGTAATCAAAACATCTTTGTAATCAAGTTTCACATCTTCAACAATTCTCATAAGACCTCAATGATAAAAAATATGCTGACCAATTTTCTTGATAACTCTCTTGCGTTCAGCCCACTCTGGATCAACATAAGTTGCGTGGAAATACTTTGCAGATCCAATTATACCATATTCCTTCTTAGAAATCAAGATGTTTTCAGCAATCTTGATTGAGTCTCTCCATGCATCACTATTGCGATAGACACTTTTCTTGCCTTCACAAACCCAAGAGAACTGACAAGTCCCCTTTGTCTTTTGGTGCACAACAGCGCAAACTGTTCTTGGGAACTGTTTACTCTTGACGCGATTCATAGTTACTTCGGCAACAGCAATCTTGCCAGCACGTGGCTCACCACCTGCTTCGAAGTAGATGTTGCGAGCGAGACATTCAACTTCTCGCAACACGGCTTGTTTCTTTTCATAAGAAAGATTTAGAAATTCGACTTTATGATTGAGAGTCGTGAGTTCTGTAGTCAAAAGTCCATTTGCGATTTGTTGGGCATCCAACTTACTCTGCATACGATCCACCATACTAAAAGGAATGTATAGAGTAAAGAATATCAACGCGAAAAGCCCACCCCATCTACAGAACAAATTGTGATTGCGATCAAAATATTTTTCTACATTACAAAGTATGTCTACTGCATTCATGTTTAGGTCTCCATTATTGCAGTGGAAAGAAAAGGGTGGTGGTTCGCACCACCACCCCAGACCTTTCTGTTACCGAGCGGTCAACTCTTTGTGCTCAATGTGCTTATTAGGCAGCGAGAGCCATAGGTGTAAATGAATCATCGTTTGCATTTACTGTGTTTGCGCTGATTAAGTCAGTCGCCTCACTGGTTGCTGTCAGGTTATTACTTGCCCTGTCGAAGCCAAATTCATCCCCGTAGATGGTGGAGATGTCGGGGGTCGAACCCGAGTCCAGAACACCTTTAATTGTCAGTTTACAACCATTAAATTGGTCTATTATTTAGCCACTTAACACTTTTGCTGATGCAGTGATGACTGCAGCAATACGACCGATATCTTTGAGATTTTCCACAGTCATACCTTCCTTCAATAAAGTATCATAATGAGCCTTGACGCAGAAGTGGCATTAGTCATACCTTCCTTCAATAAAGTATCATAATGAGCCTTGACGCAGAAGTGGCATTTCCCGACGATTGAAGCGGCGAGAGAGTATGCTTCGAAATTCTTCTTTGTCGTTCCACCGTGATTTATAATACCATTCATACGCAATCCTGGCGGCAATCCCTTCATGAAGGGATCTTCTGCCATTTCAACATATGGATACCAAACATTGTTTTGCGCCATGATTGTTGCAGCAGTCAAAGCAGCATCTGCTTCTTTACGATCATCAATTGCAGCATCAATCAAGGTCAACAATCTTGAATTGCCAGCAGCAAACGCTGCCGCTGATGCGCATCCATGCGCAAGAGCAGGGTCAAGAGAACTGCGCAATAGAACAGCATCAATATTCAAACGAATATCTTTCGCATAGTCAGGTAGACTTTCTTTAATGCTTTCAGTCCAACTCATTGTTCAACTTCCCTTTCTTCAAACATATCTTTCTCACATTTGCACTCGGGGCAGAGAAAATCTTCATCTAGATCTTCAAACTTACCATACTTCTTTTCGTCGTATTGGTAGCCGCATCCGAGGCAAATGTGAGCCTTTTTCTTTTTCATATTAGCCAACAGTGAGTGTTGTCTCACCAACCTGACGATTGCACTGGCAAAGTTCACCAGTCTGCAACGCATCAAGAACACGGAGAGTCTCGTCAGCATTACGACCAACAGCAAGGTTGTTAACAGTCACATGCTGAATCACATTCTCTGGATCAACAATAAAGGTTGCGCGAAGAGCAGCACCTGCTGGCTTGTAGAAAACACCTAACTGCTCAACTAGGCTAGTGCCATGACCATCCCAATCATCACCAAGATCGCGCTGTGTATCAGCGAAGAACCATGAGGTGGTTGCCTTGAGACCTTCATGAGCATTCTTCCATGCCAACTTGACAAATTCATTGTCTGTTGAACCGATAAGAAGAACTGCATCACGATCAGCAAAGTCTTTAT